GTGCGCGAGCTGACCACCGAGGACGCAGTGCAAGTCACCATCGACACCGTGAACAACCACATGTCAGGCAACGAGAATGACGCCAAGGACACCCGCAACATGCTCAACGCAGTCCAGATCGTTGGCCGCGCCCTCAACTCAGGCATGACACTGGTGCACCACACTGGCAACGCTATTGAAGCCAAAAACAGGGCCAGAGGGTCCAGCGCATGGAAAGCCTCAATGGACTCCCAGATTTTGGTCAGCAAGAAAGACGGCTTGATTGAGGTCTCATGCACCAAGATGAAAGACACCGAGGAACCGCAGCCCTTCTTCGGCAAACTGCAATCCGTTGACCTTGGATGGTTTGACGAGGACGGCGAGGAAATCAAGGGCGCAGTATTTGCAATTGAAAATGACGTTCCTGAGCAAAAACAAAAAGGCGAATCAGAATATTCAAAGGATATTCGTAAATTCACAAATGCTTGGTGGCACGCACAAGCAGAGGAATTTAATGGAAGCCCGTTTCTTTCTAAAAGCGCATTGATTCATTATCTTATGACCAACGAGGGGTTATCAGAATCAACAGCGAAAACATATGCGCAGGCAAGCAAAAAAGGGCGTTTGATTTATAACCTGCTGACAGCACAGATTATTGAAGCAACACCCACAGGATGGTTTGTTTCAGACAACATCACGGCATCCTCCATGATGCTCAGGAAGTCGGAAAAGTGAGTTGGGACAATTGGGACAAGGACAGGACAATTGGGACTTTTGTCCCAACGACAAGGCGAGGAAGATTGGGACAGGACAGGACATATACCTTTAGGTATGTGTCCGTTGTCCCAACAACGATGTGCAACTTTTCACAGGAGGTAAATTTTATGAACAATCAGACGGGGAACACTCATGCGGAGGTTTGTGGAGATTTTTTTATGCGTCGAGACAGCGATGACTGTATCAAGGAAATAATTTTAAATTCCGATGGTTTTTTTGAATCTTTTGCTATTCCAACAACAGATCTTATAAACTCATGGTGGGAATTAAATTTAAAAAGAAAAGACGGAATTGATTTTTACTTTGTGTTGCCGTACACAAAAAGCAAAGACATTCTTGAAACATTATTTTTACAATGTACTATCCGTGCAAAAGGAAAATAACATGGCAGAACAAACCAACGTCAACGAAATGCTCGCAGGCCGCGAGGCCAGATATGGCAGCTTCCATGGCCATGCCTCAATCAGCCAGGCTCTCAAGCTGGTGATGGTCGAGCGCGTCAAGTGGTCAATGCTCAATAACGACCAGCGCGAAGCCCTTGAAATGATCGCCCACAAAATCGCACGAATTCTGAACGGTGATCCAAACTATGCCGACAACTGGATCGACATCGCAGGCTACGCCACCTTGGTGGCAAACAGACTTGAAAAAGAGGACAATGCAGCATGACCACAAAAACCCACGATTCAAAAACCAAGATCGAACACGTGTCGATCGACAAACTCATCCCATACGCTCGCAACAGCCGAACACACTCGGATGCGCAAGTGGCCCAGATCGCTGCATCAATCAAAGAATTCGGATTCACCAATCCGGTACTGGTCGATGGTGATGGTGGAATCATTGCCGGTCACGGTCGAGTCATGGCGGCAAAGAGCATGAAGCTGGACACAGTCCCATGCATCCGACTCGATCACCTGACAGAAGCCCAGAAGAAAGCCTACGTCATCGCTGACAACAAGCTGGCGCTGAACGCTGGATGGAACGACCAAATGCTCGGACTTGAACTGGCAGACCTGCAAGGCCTCGGATTTGACTTGGAGCTGACAGGATTCAGCAAAGACGAACTGGCATCCATCATGGCACCAGAGCCAACAGAAGGCCTTACAGACGAAGACGAAATCCCAACAACTCCAGAGCAGCCAAAAAGTCAGCGCGGTGACGTGTGGTTGCTGGGCGAGCACCGACTCATGTGTGGAGACAGCACGCAGGCCGATGATCTTGCCAAGCTCATGGATGGAGACAAAGCCGACCTCGTCTGGACAGACCCACCCTACAACGTGGCGGTCGATGGCAAGGCAGGCAAGATAATGAACGACGACATGAGCAAGTCAGAATTCAGAAAGTTTTTGCAAGCGGTCTATGCCAGGTACTTTGAAAACATGCGCGAAGGCGCGGTGATCTACGTGGCACACGGCGAATCCGAACGCGCAGCCTTCTCAGACTGTTTGGTTGAAGCAGGCCTGAAACTCTCCGAAGTCCTGATCTGGGTTAAACAAAGCGGAACGCTCTCGCGCCAAGACTTCAACTGGAAACACGAACCAATCCTGTACGGATGGAAAGAAGGCAAAGGCCACCACTTTTGCGGTGACTTCACCCTTACCACGGTGATCGATGACGATCTGGACATCGACAAAATGAAAAAGGACGAGCTGGTGGCCATGCTTAAGCAGATCAAAGAGCAAATGCCAACCACCATCGTGCGCCACGACCGGCCAACCAAAAGCGATCTTCACCCAACTATGAAGCCGGTCGGCCTGGTGCAACGCATGGTCGAATGGTCAAGCATGGACGGATGGATCGTCCTCGACCTGTTCGGTGGAAGCGGTAGCACACTGATCGCATGCCAGAAAGCAAATCGTCGAGCACGCCTCATGGAACTCGACCCGAAGTTCGTCGATGTGATCGTCAAGAGATATCAGGACTTCACAGGCAAGAAAGCCACGCATGCCGAAACCGGCAAGACTTTTGACGAGGTGCACCATGGCAACTAAGAAACCAAAACTTGAAGAAAAACCTGTTCCAAAAAAGCACGGCGGCGCTCGACCAGGCACTGGCGGTGCGCAACCAGGCGCTGGCCGACCCGAGTTTGAACCCACTGACGCCGAGCGAAAACAGGTGGAAGCCCTGTCCGGCTACGGCCTGCCGATTGACCAGATTGCGGTGCTGGTGCGCGATGGCATCCATGTCGAAACCCTGCGCAAGCACTTTTCGCTCGAGCTGGTCAGCGGCAAGTCAAAGGCCAATGCCCAGGTAGGGAAAACCCTGTTCCAGAAGGCCACGGGCGGCGACACCACAGCAGCCATCTGGTGGAGCAAGACCCAAATGCGCTGGGCCGAAACCCAGAAGCATGAGCTGACCGGGGCAGACGGCGCTCCCTTGGAGTTTGCCAAGATCGAACGGGTGATCGTCAAGAATGGGTAAGGTCTTGCAACTCCCCACCCCCGAGTGGGCGCTTCCCCTGCTCAACCCCAGCCGATACAAAGGCGCATGGGGTGGCCGGGGCTCCGGCAAGTCCCATATGTTTGCCGAGCTCATGATTGAGGCCCACATCATGGACCAAAAGCGGCGCTCGGTTTGTGTGCGCGAGATTCAGAAGTCTCTCAACCAGTCCGTCAAGCGCCTGCTCGAAACCAAGATCGAAAGCATGAACGCCGGGGCTTACTTTGAGGTGCAAGATGCCGTCATCAAGTCCCGCAAGGCCGATGGGATGATCATCTTCCAAGGGATGCAGAACCACACCGCCGACTCGATCAAGTCGCTGGAAGGCTACGACTGCGCATGGGTTGAAGAAGCCCAAAGCCTCAGCCAGACCAGCCTCGACCTGCTGCGGCCCACCATCCGAAAGCCTGACAGTGAGCTCTGGTTCACATGGAACCCACGCCAGCACTCAGACCCCGTGGACTTCCTGCTGCGTGGCCCAACGCCGCCCAAAGATGCCCAGGTTTTGAAGGTCAACTTCACCGACAACCCGTGGTTTCCAAGCGTCCTGCGCGACGAAATGGAATACGACTTGCGCCGTGACCCGGACAAGTATCAGCATGTCTGGATGGGCGGCTACCTCACAAACAGCAACACCCGCGTGTTCAAAAACTGGCGTGTCGATGAGTTCGACGCACCGCCTGACGCCATCCACCGGCTCGGCGCTGACTGGGGCTTTGCCGTTGACCCCACCACTCTGGTGCGCTGCCACATCATCGGCCGCACCCTCTACATCGACTACGAGGCCTACATGGTCGGCTGCGAGATCGTCAACACGCCCGACCTGTTCATGACCGTGCCCGAGTCCGAGAAGTGGCCCATCGTGGCCGACTCCGCCAGGCCAGAAACGATCAGCCACATGAAGCGCAACGGCTTTCCAAAGATCATGACAGCCGTCAAAGGCCCCAAGTCGGTCGAGGAAGGCATCGAGTTTCTCAAGAACTACGACATCATCGTCCACCCGCGCTGCACCCACACCATTGACGAGCTGACCCTGTACAGCTACAAGACCGACACCCTCACAGGCAAAGTCCTGCCCGTGCTCGAGGACAAGAAAAACCACGTCATCGACGCCCTGCGCTACGCCTGCGAGGGCGTGCGCCGTGCAGGTGCAGCCAAACCAGCATCATTTACG